TTTGTTATTGTTCTTTCTGTAGCCACTGTATCTGTAGCTATAACAGTAATCTCAATACCTAATGATGAAGAAGCTGTATATGTTGCAATAGCTGTTTGTGAAGTGCTTGATGTAGAAGCTGTTTGTGAATCTCCACCGCCACCGATAGCACCCCAAGCACCTCCTGCATAACCTTCAAATGCATCATCATCACTGTTGTACCTAAACATACCATTAGCAGCAGAACTTGTTCTTTGTGCTGTAGTTCCTACAGGTACTTTAAAAGATCCAGTTTGAGAAGATGTAAGTTCTTGATTTTCTATTGAAAGTCTGTCTCCTAAAACTCCTGCAATAGCGGTTCTAAATTTTAGATTTCCTTGCTCAGAACTTGCAGTAACATTATCAGTTCTATTGGTTATCGAAGCATAAATAGTTTCTGTACCTGAACTATTATTACTTGAAAAGAATATCGACTGTGTATCACTTGTTCCTGGGCTTGATGTATTATGTCTTAAATTTATTACAGGACCTACAGCAGCATCGTTGTCTGAAGTGATCTTAAAAAAAGGAGTATTGTTTGCCCCTGAAAAATGAAAGTTTATATCTTGTGCCTCAGATTCTATAACACTGTCTGTTCCATCATTATATATTTTAAATTCTGATCCTGCTCCAAACGTTACTTTATCATTATCTGCAGAAAGACTAATATCACCATTCGCATCTTTTAAAGTTATTGTACCTGTTGCATCAGGAAATGTAATTGTTCTGTCAGCAGTTGGGTTTGTAAAACTAATTGTAGTTTCGTTATCATCTGCACTAGAACCCTCTACAGTAAAACCTGAGTCGTTAAGGTGAAGACCAGTTACAACAGGAGATGTAAGGGTTTTATTTGTTAGAGTTTTAGTTGTTCCTGCAAAGTAAGTATCAAGTAAGTCTACATCAAAGTAACCTATAGAAGAACCAGATGTGTCAAATACTGCAATGCCATCATCTGCTGCAATTGCTGTGCTTGTGTCAATAGTAATTGCTGATACATCCGCTACAGCGTTAATCTCTGCACCTGAAGCATTAAGTCCTGTAACATTGTTAGCAGAACCTGCTACTGAGTCTACGTAAGCTTTTACAGATTGCTGTGTAGGAATAAGTGCAGCACTATTGGATGCCATGTTGTCTTCATCAACAAAAGCAGTTACAGTAATTGCACCGTCAGATAAACTACCATAAGTTATAGTGCCACTTGCTGTTACTGTAGTAGCACTAACATTACCTGTAACGTTACCAGTTAAATCACCAGTTACATTTCCTGTCACATTACCAGTAACGTTACCTGTTACTGCCCCTGTTACATCTCCAGTTAAATTACCAGTAACATTGCCTGTTACATTTCCAGTTAAGTCTCCAGTTACATCACCTGTAACATCTCCAGTAACGTTGCCAGTTACATTACCTGTGAGGTTGCCTGTAACGTTACCTTCAACATTAGCAACCATAGTACCTGTAGTAATTGTAAGATCACCAGTAGATGCACCAGTAAATGTTCCTGTACCTACGGTAAACTTATCTGCTGATTCATCAAAACCAATAAATGCATTAGCACTGTCACCACGTTCAATAACAATACCTGCATCGTTTGAAGGTGTACCTGTAGTGCCATTACCTAATTCAATTAGTCCATCTGACACAACTGTGTTTGTTGTAGATACAGTTGTAGTTGTGCCGTTGACTGTAAGATCACCACCTACTGTAACATTACCTGAAGTTGTAACTGTAGCAAAATTAGATGTACCAGATGAGGTTACGTTACCTGTTAGATCACCAGTAACATCCCCTGTTACATTGCCTGTTACATTGCCTGTTACATTACCAGTAACATTACCAGTAACATTTCCTGTTACGTTGCCAGTTAAAGCACCTGTGACTGCAGTAATATTAGCTGCATCACTATATATGTTAGCCCAACGAATAGAGGTAGTACCTAAATCATGCGTACTATCTGCAGCAGGATTTAAGTTTTTAGCTGTAGAGGTTGCAGCTACTAAGTTTCCTGTAACATCCCCAGTAAGATTACCTGTTACATCTCCTGTAACATTTCCAGTAAGATCACCTGTTACGTCTCCTGTTACATTTCCTGTCAAGTTACCTGTAACATTTCCTGTAACTGCACCTGTAACATTACCTGTTACATTACCAGTTAGATTTCCTGTGATGTTACCTGTTACTGGGCCTACAAGAGAAGTACCAGTAATTGTTGTACCTGTAATTGCAGCAGCACTGTTACCACCAATGACTGCACCATCAATTGTACCACCGTTAATGTCAGCAGTATCAGCTACAAGAGCATCTATGTTTGCTGTGCCATTTATATGTAAGTTACGCCATTCAGCACCTACAGCACCAAGGTCATGTGTATCATCAGCAGAAGGAATAAGAGGAGAGGCAATGTCAGCAGTTACAGTAACAGTATCTGAAGCAGCATCACCAAGAGTGGTGTTTCCGTTTACAGTAAGGTTGCCAGTAATGGTAGCATTTTCGTGTATTTGTACAGTGTCTATATAGCCTATGCCATCTACATATAAATCTTTAAACTCTAAACTAGATGTACCAAGGTCTATATCGTTATCAGTTACAGGAACAATAGCACCATCCTGTATTCGTAATTGCTCTACTGCAGCAGACGATACCTCACTAAAAAATCCTATGCGATTATTAGATGTGTCTATTACTACTTTGTTTAACGCATCACTATCAGCTATTAAAGGTACGTATGCACCTTCAGTAGAGCTACCATCGTGTTTGTGCCCACCTGATAAAGCAAACGCATCTCGTATTGCGTTATATTCTGCATTTACTGGTGCAGCTTTAATAACCGCATTAGCGATAATATCGGCTGCTGATTGTCTTGAATAACCTGCCATGTTATAACCTGTCTCCTACCCCAAATGTAATCACTAAACCTTGAATACTGTGTGATGCACTGGAATCATTAGTAACGAATTTAAAAGATGCTGATTTACCTGATCCTGATATATTAGTTCTTTGAACTGGCGATGGATTACCATCAAATATTGCAGTGCTGTTATAAAGTGCTTCATTAAAAAATGCTGCAGCTCCCGTTGTAGATAAATTAAAGTTAGTTGGATTTAGTGTATCTACGTCTTCATAGTCATACACTGCTGACATTACTATTGCGTTATCACCTTCGGATCGTAAATACGTAGCTACATTATAAAATATTTTTCTTTGTTCTGGATCTTGCATATGAAAAAATGGAGTTTGAAAAACACTAAATATAGGATCTCCTGCAAAACTATTACCGCTTTCTTGTTGCTGCACTTTACCATCTGAAGTGCCATGTAATACAAATTCATTTTGACCTATATAACCACTAGCTGCACAAGTAGCCGTAATTCCCAACATTTGACTATATTCAAACTGCAATCCATTTGGTGTTTGTCTAAATCCACCTATAATACCTTGAGTATCACTACCTGAAAAAAAGTATCTAAATTGTGTTTTTTGTCTAATTACTACTGCATTTAAACCTTCAAGATCAATATCAAAAATAATATCTGTAAAAATAGATTGAATATTTTTAGATACAGTTTCTAAATTAACATCACCAATTTTTGCTGTACCTGCAATAGGACGTAGACCATCTTGAGATAAAAATAGTAGATCACCACCAATTTCTATAACACTATCTGTAGCTAAACAACCAAGATCATCTGTAACAGTCTGTACTGCAAAATTAGCTAGTGCAGTACCTGATAGTTTTTTAATATTAGTAGAGCCAAATATAAACAGCTCGTTTCTAAATGATTTAATAGCAACTATAGGAAAACCTATGTTTATTACACCTGCTCCGTTACCTGACGCAAAATCTGTTTCTGCTAATGGAGCACTAAAAAAGAGTTTAGTTGGGTGTGCAGGATCTCCTGCTAGAAACAAATGGTTTTGAAATATTGCAGAAAACTTAGGATCTGTTGGTGCATCTGAGTGTGTAATCTGCGTGTATGTTGAACCATCATAAGTAGCTGCAGGATTTATACCATCTGTTAAAACAACTTTTGGTGATCCAAAATTATATTTAGAAAATCTAACTTTACTAACACCTACCATAGTAGGTGAACCAGAGGTAGTTACAGCATCCCAAGAACTTGTAGAATTATTCCATTTATGTAAATAATTATTACCTGAAGAAGGTTTTCTACAAGCAAGTATACCATCATTAATACCGTCTGCTACACAAACACCTAATACACTTCCTGTGCCTGTAACCGTGCCATAGTTATTAGCAAATCCATTTATCTTCCTATAACCACCAGTAACAGCAGGTTCATAATTAATAAGTGCGGTAGCAGATCCAGGTTGATTCTCACCCTGAGATAGCACATCTCTACTAGTGCTTAGTCCACCTTGACAGAAGACTTTAAATGAGGCTAGATTTTCAGGCATTACACAATACTACTAATAGTGTTACTAAATGATTTATTTCTCTGTATTACTGTCGATCTAACGTCTAATGGATCATCCATAAGTACTCGTCTCATAGATCTTATACCATCTTGAAAGTTTTCTTGATGTATAGCCGCACTTTGATCGTTAGATCTGAATCTCATCATGTACATCATAGCACCATCAATAACTACGTGATTAAATCTATCAGGTATTACGGACGTATCATTAAAAGCAGTCAAATCTGCTGGGAATGAAAAGTACACATATTCTATTTGATAACTATCGTTTGGAACAGGTGTAACACCAAATTTTGCTTCTAACGTTTGATATATACGTTCTGGTGAAGATATACCAGATCCAGAGTCACCCTCATCATCTAATCCACGAAACCTTTGAGTATACTCTTCAAAAGATATTGTAGGAAGAAAGCTAGGTGTATTATTTGCAGATCCTAGTTTTTTTAAATAAAAAGTATCCCAGTCTACAGAAGCAAAATCAGCAGGAAAAGCATACTGCCTAGTACCTGCTGCCAATGTTTGTGTATTAGTTGTTTTTAAAAATGGAAACTCTTGTCCTGTCTGTACTATATTTCTAATAGAGTTATTAATAGCGTCTTTAGCCAGTGCTTGAACGTTACGTACCGTAGTAAAGCCATCACCTGCTGTATCTAATGTAACTTCGTTTAGACGAACAAGAAGTTGATTTACGAGTGTTATATAAGTTGCCATAAATAACTACCTTATTTTATTAAAAATCTACGCAATATTCCATTTGAGTAATTTTTAAAACTGTATCTTTATCTTGCCATTTAGGTACAAATACACATTCTATTTGTGTATATCCATTTTCTTTTGCGTAATTAAATCTGTTATTACCTATTGCACAACGATAAATAAAATTTGTGTTTACTCTTTTCATGGGATCTTGTCTTTTTGGTTGATCTTCAAAATACTTTAAAAAAGTTTTTTGTGTCCACACTATCGGAGGCCAAAGCATCCCTTTATTATCTATACTATTCTTTATAGCTTCTAAAAATTTTAAATCTCTTCTAGCAGCTTCATCTAATTCCCAATATACTTCATCTAAATTAAAAACACGTATGTCCCATTCTGCACGTTTATTTTTAGCTGTAAGTATCATATCAGTAAGTTAAAGGGGCAAGTTGCCCTGCCCCTTAAGTTAGTTATGCAAGTGTATCACGATCTACTTCTTGAGCAGTACCGTCTTTACCCATGTCTGTACAGTCCATCATAACTGCCCAGATGCGCAACTTACCTGTAGCAACTGCACCACCAGATAGTGTAGCAATTGTTAGGTCAATGTTGTCATCCGCAGTAGTCATCAATGGTTGATATGCT